TCAAGGTTTTACCAGACTGAATTTTATTGTATCCCGATACACCCCTGGATGGCCTGGCACAAACTTACACTTTTTAATAGCAACCTCAGTTTCCCTGAAGAAAACCTCATCGCCCGTTATGTCTACTGAGTACACTTCGCCTTTATCATTAACCCACGCCGCATAATCGACACTCCCTTCAATTCTCAATGCCTGAGCCTTGACTGGCATCACTGGCGCAGGACAGCTTATGCGAACAGGTACTATTTCTTCTTTTTTTTCAATAGCATGCGCCGCGCTGAATACAAGGACAGCACAAACCAGAAGCAATGTTTTTTTCATAAACGATACCAACTGTTGTTTTCCATGTATCCCTAGGCTACTGGAAGTTGAGAGTCCCTAGGCGTTTAGTTGCACGATATTTTATTTAACCCCATACCGTTTCTGTTTGACAAATTCAGGTTCTCTCCAGTTAGGGCCTTTATCGGGAAGAGGTTGACCTGTATGTTTTAGTTTTCCCTCCTTGAACAGTCTGTCATGAGTCCTTAGTAACTCACCATTAGCAACAACATCAAAGTTATACCTAACATACATACGGTCGATGCTAGGGTATGGAGTAATAGGTGAAAAATACAGAAGAACATCTTCCACACTTACATTTTTATAAATGCTTTCAAGATCTAGCATCATTTTTTCCTCCCCTGTACTTCCTCACTCGAAATTAAAAACGCCCTTCCCTACCTGATTATCGCTACTTCTTCGGCGACAACCGGCATGTTCAGCCTCTTTGTAAGCGACGCCGGAAGCGGCGAGGTCTACGTTAACCTTGTCCTGCTCTTCCGGGCTTTTGGCTGCAATGTTCCACTTCGACATTAGATCTTATCCTTATCCATGCCAGCCTCAGAAAGCTTGCGGGCAAGCTTTATCGAGTCAGTATATAGTGTGACTAAAGAACTCTTGAGGCCAACTTCCTCGACAAACTCTCTTGCTGTAACTCCGGTGAGATTTTGGTAATACTTGATTATCTGAAGCTGAACAGTAACTGTTCTGTCACCTTTAGGAGCGGAATCAACAGCTTTCCTGATAGCGGAAAATATTTCTGATTGTTTCATAGGGTACCCTCCTGGGTGGAGTATACCCTATTAGCATATTTTTTTGATTAGTGTGCTTTGCGTTCTGCGGGGGATTTAGGCGACGCCATTCTCCCGCGGGGCTACTACTTACCTGTAACGCTTCATATAATGAGAATAACTACCTCCTGTGCTATCTGTGGCAGACAGTAGCCCAAACTCACAATTTCGAATCTCGCGGGTCATCCCACCAACAATCGGTTAGCTATTCTCAGCAGAATTTTCCAGCTTAGCCGTTTAGTAAACGTAAAAAAGCCGAGCTAAAGCTCGGCCTTTTTCACCTTATATACCAACTAAACAATTGGAGGTAGTATCTGAAATAGTTCTTGAATTACCTGCACAAGGTTAGTTACCGCCTCGATCAGGGTAGTCGCGAACTGTATATAATGAAGAACATTTACCATATCCACTTACCTTATAAAAGAAGTTACGGGTAGTGGAGGAGAGCCCGTTGCTGCCCTTTAAATCGTCCTCAAGCAACGGCTATCTGCACGCCAAGTAAAGAAAGCACCCCTCCGCGAAAGTATCTGAAACAGCTCCACCCGTTTCAGATAAGGACTATGAATAATCTAGCCCGCTTTGAATGCAAAATCACGCAAGTAATGCGTTGCTCACGACTGATTTCAATGACATATCAATAATATTTTTTATCTCAAATCTTCTAAGAAATGAAATATTCCATTGAAAAGAGATAAATTCCGACCTATTATTTTTGGGCCAAGTAAAGAAAACATCTCTCTCACAGCCAGACTTCCAATCTGCTGTGAGTACAAAAACCCGGCACTAATTGCCGGGTTTTATATTCTTTTCCAAGTGCTTATGCGGCCTCCCTCGCCCTACACATCTCGGGCAAGTTAGACCTCACCAGCGCCTCAGCAAACGGCGGCGGGACGGCATTACCGCAGCGCGCAACCTGCTTATCCTTCGCATATTTCACGCCGCGGTAATCTTGATCGATGATGTACCACTCGGGAAAGCCCTGCGCGCGGTAGAGCTCATGCGGTTGCAGCATTCGCATCCCGATATCAACGATGCGGTAAGTTACCCCGGCGATTTCCACCAGCCCGGTGCATTCCTCTCCGCAGAATTCCTGCAGGAACGCCAGCACCTGCTGCGCTCGCTCTTCGTCATAGTCCTCGACCGCCAGAGTCGTTTTAACCTCCCCTACGTGCTGGCCGCCAGCAGTTATAGTCGGCATCGGTTCATCGGTGCGCTGGCCATCCCGGCAGGTGCCACGCAGTTTCACGAGGTGAGAAGCAACCACGGCATGGTGATCGACAGTCGTCACCGAGTGCGCGGGCTCATCCAGCCCGACGCCCGGCCCGGTGTAATTCCCGCCGTAGTGTTTTGCCAGGAATGCACCAACTAAAGCATGTTTCCCGCCACCAGCAACAACGGTTCCCAGCGGCTTATCCAGTCCTGGCACGCGAGGTGCCTGGCCGGGCCGTTCTCCGTATCCCATTTGAATGAGCGTTGGCACTACCAGCTGCGATTTACCGCCACCGCCCGCGGTGATTGTTGCGCTTGGCTCATCAGCCCTATGCCCGACACTGGCGCCGAACTGCCTGGCGATAACTGGAGCGACGACGCAGGCTCGCGACTCTTTCAGGATGGTGTGAGCAGGTTTATCAAGCGGCCGTGGTTTCGCCTGGTACTCACTGCCACCGTTGCCAGCGAGGAACGGGACAAGGCCTGCCTCAACAATCCCCAGCGCATGCCCATTCCCGCCCGGGCGTCTGGACGTGCCGGCGGTCACTGTCGGTACAGGATCAGTAACTGGCTGCCCGGTGGCGCCGGTGCGGAATTTTGTAAGATGAGGTACAGCGATTGCGTAGCCGTGGGTTTTCGTAATCGTCTGCAGCGGATTGTCAAGTGCCTGCCCCCGGAAAAAGTCATATTTCCCGCGTGTCGTTGTGTGATTGCACTTCACGATGAACGGCGAAGCGCTTTCGATAACAAAGCGCTGAATGCCGCGGGCAATGCGCCGGAGCGTGTTTTCCGCCAGCGGCTTTTTGCGTCCAAAAATCGACGGAGCTGGGATTGACCAGTCGATGCATTCTGCAGCTGTGCGCCATGGTGCCAATTTGCCAGCTAGCACCGCCGGTGATTTCGGGTCCCCGTGGGTAATTTGCGGCCAGACTATCGGTTTCCCGTCCCTTCTCATCACCATGAAAAAGCGCTTACGAATAGTTGGTGCGCCATAGTCGCAGGCACGCAGTTCACGATAATCGACGTCATAGCCTAACCCGGCAACCAAACGCTTTGTCTTTTCGCTCTCCGGCGACAACTCCAGAAACTCACAGCATTCCAACAACGCAGGGTGATCTGCAGGAACTCCGGATGTCAGCATGCCGACGAACGCCTGGAACGTTTCGCCAACGCGGTCCGGATCCGGACGCATTTCCGCCGCCAGTAGTGGCCCCCAAGTCTTAAACTCTTCCACGTTCTCAAGCATCATTACCCGCGGGCCAACATCCAGCGCCCAGCGAATGACGATCCAAGCCAACCCACGAATTGCTTTCTCGACCGGTTTAGCCCCCTTCGCTTTGGAGAAATGGCGGCAATCTGGCGAGAACCAGGCCAGCCCCACCAGACGGCCGGCGGTCGCAACTTTTGGCCGGATGGAGTAGACCGACTCGCAATAGTGCAGTGTGTCAGGGTGGTTGGTGGTGTGCATCGCTACGGCGTTGGGATCGTGGTTTATCGCAATATCCACACTACGGCCAGTCGCCAGCTCAATACCCGTACTCGCCCCGCCACCACCGGCAAAGTTATCAACGATGATTTCGCTATCTTTCACGCGTATTTCTCCAAGGCGCAGGCCAGCGAACCTGCCGCGGCGACAATTGACGGTACCGGCATTTTTTCCAGCCACATACGGTTGATATGGTGCTGCAGTCGGCGCTGGTGGTGTGCCGGGAGTGTCCCGGCGTTTTCAATCTGAGCGAAGACCATGCTGACTTCCGCTGGCCATACTGTTTCAGGCACATCCACCAGCAGTAGACTTTCCAGTTCCAGCAGGCGTTTGCAGGCGTATTCCAGTGAAGAGTCCACTATTTCACCTCCGCATCAATGCAGGCGATAATACAGCCACGTTCGATCGCTTCTTTAACCCAACGGCGGTAAGTCTCCGGATGGAATACTTCGGTTTTACCGGAACCACTCCAGAACGCCTTTGAGCTGATATCGGGTAGTATGATGGTCAACGGTTTACCAGCGGTTACTCCGTTCACCGGTGCGTTGCCAGCCTGCAGCATGGCGGCGCGGCAGGTTTTCTCCGCCCACTCCAGATACTTCTCTTTCACCCCTTCATCCAGTCCGCCGCAATCGACGAGATTATCAACCAGTTCGCGAGCCAGTTTTTTGAAATCCGGCACTACCGGCACTACCGGCGCTGGCTGTGGTCCTGCTTCTCGATACACTGGAATATATCCGGGGCCTGCATCTTCGCTACCAGCCTCACCGTCAACCACGCCGCGAGCTAAGTAGGCGTCATTGAGCCAGGCGATGGGCTCACGTTCTGTTACCGTTGCTGGCTGCGCGTGGCGATAGAGCGCGACCACACTGTAGTTGAGATCGTCACCTTCCTCTCGGTCGTAGTTCAGTTCGTTGACTGTATCCTCTACAAGCCCTCGGTCCTCACTGACGCAAAAATCATCAATATGAGCATTACCATCAGGGTCGGCGATACCATACATGAACGGCTTACCAACCGGCTCGCTGTCCATTGTGGCCAATGCTAAGCGGGCCAGCTCTCTGATCACTTCAGGTGGCGCATATTGGTCGTTCAGGTCATCCCACAAACGAACCATCTTATCGGTGTCGTCTTTGTGAAATTCGTCGTTAGTGCCTGCCAATGCTGAAATAACATCATCAGCTGCACCAATAACTTTGAGGAGACTCTCTTTAGTCATCTTCATTAATAAATACCTTTAATTACCAGGCAAAAATCATCCAAAAAGGTAAGGTTTTTCTTTTTAGCCTATATTCATTACTCAACTCACCTGACTGGAGGGGATATCCCCGACATCGAATTCAAGTGCCCGGTTTGCTCAGGAGCAAAGTTCTACTTCACTACCTACCGAGGTGATGCAAACCAATTTCATGGCGCAGCCTGTTCCATTTGTGGAACTCAACTCGCCGCAATTTCATGTGTTCCGAAACTAAGACGGAAAAGGTGGCTAAAGAAGGTGGTTTGAATGAAGGCCTCGGGTGGGGCCTTTTCAACTCTTCCTTAAGTTTTGATTTGCTGGTCATTGGTTGGCTCCCGTCGTATTTGTCTGGTTGCGGTTAGAGCGGCACACCAGCGCCCAAAAGTTCATTTCGCAAATTAGCGCCGCCGTAGTTTCTGCCCGGCGACGGAATCCCAATTTATTAGACTTCCCAACTGAGCGTTTACGCTGGCGCATTACCTTCCTGGTGTGCGCAGCTTGCACTTCGTCACGGCGCTGTATTGAGGCATAAACACCTTTGGGTGGTACTTTCCGCGCCTGCTTCTGGTAAGCAGTTAACAGGTCATGTACGTCTGTTGATTTACGCATCACTCAGTCTCCACTTTGATGCCAGCGGTAGACGAGAACACCTCAAAGGCAGCCCGCCAGGCATCTTCGCAATATGCAATTGTCATGGTTCCAGCTGTCGCAGGGAGTTTCCCGTTTGCCCATTTTCCGAATCCGTATGCCTGGCCATCTTCATCATCCGGCAGCTTCACGGTGCGGGACTCCAGCTCGGCGATGCGAGACATCACGCGCCGTGATTTTTCTCTCTCCCGCTCAAGCTCTGCGTCCAGTTCGGCGATGCGGTCTGCCTGCTGGTCGAAATGGTAGTCTTTAGCTGACTGGATTACGTCTCTGCTCTGCGCCTTCTCCAGCGTCTCTACCAGCGCGTTAGCCTCATCCTCTTTCAGCACCACTGTGTCAAAGTTTTCGAGCTGCTTTTTGATTTTGGCAATCAGCGCCAGTTCGGTGATATCAGTCATGATGCATCCTCCAGACCGATTAGCTCGGCAATCTGCGCCAGCGTGTCTTCGTTTTCTCCAACCGGCTTATCCATCCAGTCAAACGAAACCAGACTGCCTTCTTCAATTACGCCGATGTTGAAGTCGTCGCTATCTACAGTACGAAAACCGTGCGATATGGCTCCATTGCGGGTCTCGTAGTGGATGAGGTCGGATGAATATTCGATACCGTACCCACCTTCGTTACACCAGGCTCGCCGGATAATTACGATGAATGACTTGCTCATTTGTCGGCCCCCTCGCGCAACTGGCACACGGCTACAATGCAGTCGCCAACGGTTAACGCTCCAGACTCTGCAATTTTGGATACTGCTTCATCAACGAATGCTGAGCGCTGAGCGGCTACGATGCGAACGGTGGCCGAAAAGTCCAGTTCTTCTGCGCATGGGATAACATCGCCATATATCCGCTCCATGGCTTCATCCCAGCCATAGCGGCAGGCGTCGTACCGGTCAGTTATGCCTCGGTCTTCCAGTCCACACCCCATGCCTTCGGCGTGGTACTGAGGTTCGTTATCCAGGTTGGTTACGGAGTCAACGATCTGTTTCATCGCTACATTCTCCAGAGCTAACGCCACATTCTCCGCCGCCAGCTGCTCAACCTGAGACTTTAGCGCTTGCATTGCCGTATCCCGGAGAGCCTGCAGCGAGCGAATTTCGCTGGCTACCGACGCCGGACCGTCCTCGCCGCAAACTTCCATCATGGTTTTTTCCCATACGCGCTCTTCATTCAATGACGCGTTGCGTTCGGCACGTAATTTTTCGACTTCCGTAACCAACTCAGCGTTACGTTCTGCAAGCTGACTCAGTGTTAATCCGTTTTCAAATTGAGTTGCCATGAATAGCCTCCTGAACATCTAACACTCGCTGAAAAACGGGGCTGCCAAGCAGGCTGTAATTCATCCCAACAGCAACTTTCGGCACTAGGCCAAAACGCTTCATGTCAAAGTCGATGACGGCCCGCTGATCGCGGAAAAGCCCCAAACGACCATGCCGGACAACCTCGCCGGTCGCTTCTGCTTCGGAAAAATACCGTTGGACAGTAGCGCGGCTCAGGCCCAGTTTGTTCATTGCCTCGGCGGTCGTGAGGCGCCCCTGATGCCTGGTGATCCGAATCACTGCGTAGACGTACTCTCTGCGCTCAACTGCTGACAATGCTCTTGCCATACATACCTCACTTAACAACGCGCAAATGGCGCACGTTTTTGCGATAGCTGTCCCATTCAAAATTCACCCACATACCGCCGTCCATCTGGAGACGGTCAAGGATCCGCATACCCAGTGTTTCCTTCAGCGATTCATAGTTCAGGTTGGTTAGGATGCCGACAGGTCGCATGGAGGACAGCCGGCGATCGATAACCTGATTCAGGATGACTTTTTCACCGCTGCTTCCGCGCTGAATACCCACCTCATCCAGAATAAGCAGGTCCACATGGCACAAATCGTCCAGCAATGACGCCTCCGACTGCCCGCCGTCATAGCACTCGCGAACACGCAACATGAGATCCGGAATGGTTACCACCAGCACAGAGCGGCCACCCGCCAGCAGGTGATTTCCGATTGCTGCCGCCAGATGGTTTTTCCCGGTGCCCGGCGCTCCGCTGAATACGAAACTCGCAAACCCAGAGCCGAAATGCTGCGCATAACTTTTCGCCATCGAGAGCGCCCGACGCTGGCCATCCGACTCAACCTGATAGTTCGCGAATGTGCAGTCGCGGTGCAGATCCTGAATTCCTGCACGTCCAAAGATTTTCTCTGCACGTGCTCGCTGGTTTTGTTTTTCCAGTTCCACACAGCGCTTACGGCCTTCTTCGGCTTGCCAGGCACGCCATTCATCAACGCTGCCGAATTTTGGCTGAACGCCAGGGGGAATGAGTTTTTTCAGTCGCTCCAGTGCATTCCCGGTACCAATCATGTTTTTCATCGCTACCCCCTGAATCCCGATGGGATGGTTTTGTCAGGTTCCGAAATCTGATTGGGATCTCGTGCGCCTGGCGCCTGCTGAATCGCCCACGGTTCGCTGAAATGCATACCAGGGCCAAAAAACGTTTTCGCCTGTTTCACGTACTGCGTGTTGAGGATTCCCTCGGCTTTAACGAAAGCCGCGTAACGCACCACTCCTGCGAAGATTTCCGCCGCAGTGGTTCCATCCCTGATTCGGGCATTCCAGGCTTTGAAAGCATCTGACTTGCTGTTTCCCCCTGCCCGCTTGGGATAAACCGACCAGACCTGCTCGAAATCATTCGGGTATATTTTTTGGGGATCAGGTTTATCGCCTTCGTCTTGGTTCTGATCGTCTGGGGGTGTGGCGAAGCCATGCCCCGAACTATCTTCTTCCTGATCCTGATCCTGTTCCTGCTCCTGATCCTGTTCCTGGTTAAGGAACGGTTCGAGAACCCTTTCGGAACCCTTTAGTTTTGCGATGCCGATGTGGGATATTGCCGAGGCTAAAACCCGCGCCAGCTCTGGCTTAACCGTAGATGTGTCCGGGACCTGATCAAACAAACGCAGTGCTGCAATTCCCTGGTTTGGGTTTTCAACTGAATTCCAGGTCAGAAAGTTACGAATTAGCACCCATTTCGATGACGAATCGCGCGTTGCGAAACCGTTAGCCGATAGCTCATCAAACCCTTTCGAAACCCTTTCAGGAGTCCATGCTAAGTCTTCCGAAACATATCCATCAGGCAGCCGGAAACACCCAATCATGTTCGTGTGTTGCCCGGTGAGCAGGTACAGCGCCAGCAACCTGGCATCATCCGATACCCGGCGCATTCCATCGCTTATCCAAAATGATGTATGCACCTTGCCGTAATCACGCATAGAGACCCCGTTGTTGCTTAAACTGGTGTGTTTTCATCACCAAGCACCCACCGCAAAGCCGCTGCGTATTCGCCGCTGGCGGTTTGAAGTTGCTGGGTAATTTCCTTACGGGATTTAAGACGCGGCTTTGTGTCACCGAGAACAGCGCGCTGGCGGCGAGCTTTCTCGTGGCCAGTTACACCCTCTGCCGCTGCCTCTAACTGTTTGACCGTTTCCCGTTGCTTTTCCGGTGGCATATCGACCAGCTGACGAGCTTGAGTGACAGTGACTTTTCCAGCCTCAACCGCCGCCTGGACGGCCTGCGTAGCATCCAGTAGAGCCACGGTTGCCTGGACCGTTTTTACGCTGCAGCCAAAAAGCAGGGCAATGTCATTTTCGTCATGACCGTATTCCATCTGCTGAACCATTTTTTTTGCCCGGCCCAGTGGGGTATCTGGTTGCGTGATCTCGTTTTCGCTAACCATGTATTTGGCCATTTGAATTGCCGAGCCGCGCTTAGCTATACCGGGTACCGGCCAGGGTTCCAGCCCTGCCCGCTTTCTCCTGGCGTTTGCTTCCATAGCGTTCTTTACGCGCTGCCGACCTGCAACCACGCAGGTTTTCCCTGTCTCTGGGTCCTTCCACACGATAATCGGTTCGAGTACCCCAAGCTCCATGATGTTGAGGATCACAGCTTCATTAAGCGGTAGGTGTACTCGTTCGTCGTAAAGCGGGTGTGTTGTATCGGTAACCAGATGCAAACTTTCCGGTTCGAAAAAAAGAACATTGCTTTTGCCGCTGGCGCCGTATGCGTCGATAGAATTTTTAGCCATGGGCGCCCCCGTTATTGATATTCAGTTGGTGAGTGTTCATAATTTCCCCTGTGAATTGATCCAGTTAATTCGCAACGAAAGCCGTAGGTGTTGCAGCACCGCGGCTTTCACCTTTCTGAGTTCCAGCATCACGTCACCCCCAGCATTGAAGTGACAATGGCCATCAGCGGCGCCGTTAACTCAGGGTCTATCCGGAACATCTCGACAATTCCCTCGCTCAGTTCTTTCAGCTTCTGATGGCGTGGTGCCCCCACAGCAACGGCAATCTTTGCTTCGCTGGTTTCTTTTTCCAGACGAGCCAGGCGGGACATAAAATTGTCTACGGGAAAAAGACGGTGACGGTATTCCAGCGGAAGAACGGCCATGATTGCCGGGGTAAGAAGGCGAACGTACTCGCGATAGCGCTCTGAATCGGCAGGGTTGTCCAGGTAGCGAAAAAGCTTCTGACGGGCACGGCTGATGTCGTCAGGAAACGCGATCTCCTCGCCACCCTGCTGGCGCCACTCATCGATGATGAGGGCAGACACAACGTCCTGCCCTTCAGCTGCTGCCCAGGCGCGAACGGCAGAGCGAATTGCATCGTGATCTGCCTCTCTCAGATGATTACTCTTTATCAGAGCGCCGGTGTTGAATCCGGTATTTTGTTGAAAGGGAAGTGTTTGCATGTTCAGCCTTCCTGTTTCGGCAGGCCGTCAGTTGGGTTTGGATAAATATCTTCACGCATTTCATGGGGCGTAACGCTCCAATTAAGCACTCGACATAATGGAATAACGCGATTCGCAGGCACTTGCCCACTCAACCACAGGCTTACTGTTTGTGGCTTTGTTCCCAAAGCAACAGCAATCTCTGTTTGACTCATGAGTGTGCAAATCTGGTTCTTTAATTCAGGGGTCATATGGTCTCCTTGTTCGTTTCAAGGAAAACTATACATTCAAGTTTCAAGCATTTCTAGTTTTTCTTGAACAAGTCTTGAAGTGATGTTTACAAGGTAGGTTTGTAGAATGGGTGATATGAAAGAAGAAAATAAAAATTTCGCCTTCCGCATAAACCTGATACTGCAGCAAAGTGGCTGGAACCTTTCCGAGCTTGCTCGCAGGGTTATGGTGAGCCCACAAGCGACCCATCAGTGGTCCAGGGGTGATACGACAGCCAGAGGTGAACGCCTGAAGAGGTTGTCGGCTGCTACAGGTAAGCCCGGGCACTGGTTCTTTTTACCTCCGGGTGAAGAACCTACTGAAGAAGAGCTTCAGGAACTGGACCGCGCCACTCCATTAGATGACAAAGAAAAGGCTTTACTGGCACTTTTCAACCAAATGCCTGAGGCTGAGAAAAACCGGCTTATCGTCCATGCCAAGGGTGTTTTAAAAGAGCTGGACCTGCTAAAGGGTGATGTTGCTGACATCATAAAAAATATTTCTAACTAACACCTTCCCTTCAACGCGGATAAATTCGCGTCTTTTCACGCCTCGAATTTAAAGTTTTTCTAGAAGAAACCTTTACATCATCTAGTTTTGCTTGTAATGTTTATCACATCGACAACAACCGCATTGTTGTCAGGTGGTAAACGTTCCGCTGGCCACGTAATGGCTGAGGTTGAAATGAGTAAGCAGGGCATCAGAGCCATGGTCATTTCGGCAGTAATTGGGCTCTTCATCTGGATCGCGCTTTTCTGCGCACTGAGGGAGTTATTTACATGATTGATTTCGCACGGAAACCCGCTCGTCAGCAGGCTGTTCGTTTAAGTCCGCTGTCAGCTTTCATCCGCCGGGTGTGCTACATGCTCGCGCAAAAAGGAGACCCTTCATGAGCACGATGTTTGCCCTGGTTCTCACCGTCAGCATGCTGACGGGCGGTAATCAGGATGTCCTGCTCGGCGTTTACGACAGTGAAACTGACTGCAAGGCAGCCGCAGAAGAGCAACACGTGACAGCCGAATGTTACCCGCTGAAAGGTGTACTCGACGAGCATCCGGCCGGGTTCACTGTGCAAATGTAGGGGGAAGAATGCAGAAGAAATGCGGTTACTGCCGCAAAGCAATAGAGGGAAAACCAGTGGTAAGCACCCTGTTGTACCTCCAGGGGAACCAGCTCGCACGGAAAGAAAAAGAGTATTGCTCAGAACGTTGCGCCTCTCACGACCAGATGGCTCACGAGGGCTAACGTAAACCCGCCGAAGCGGGCTGTACGTCCGGTGCCACCGACCAAAGTTACACCGGAAATTACCAAAACCAATGACCACCCTGAATGGGCGCTACCAATGGCCCGGGGGATTCTACATCCAAAATAGAGGCTATCACATGGAATATTTTTATCTGATAAAAGCGACTCAAAAATCGGGTAAAGCTGATGCCGTAATCTGGCGCACTAATAAATCAGAAGCCCGCGCTCTACTGCAGCTCGACGTCGATCTGGAAGACGCTGGGATCGAAACAGGTCGCGGCAAAGACTATCAAAAACCCATTCGCACCGATTTCCCGGTATTCAACGACCTGCCGGCGGAAGGTGTTCTCGATTACTCATGGTGCGAACGCTACCAGCTCGGCGACGATGGCCGCACCTGGACTCTTAAGCCAGGACAGGCGCCTGCTGATGTTCATCACGGCGATGATGCCGGAGTATCCTCTGAGGCCGTTACTGGCGAGCTGGTTGATGCCAATACTACTGGCGACGCGGCACAAGGTGAGACCGTGGAAACTTTCGGTAGCGATGAATACCAGGACGATTCAAGCGCGCTTTTTAACGTGGCAGAACTCCCCTTTCGTGCTCAGTTGCTGGCGCAGTATATGGCCGAAGAACGTCACGTTTATCATATCAGCATGCCTCACCGGCAGGAGCTGTCAGTTCTTGAAATGGACACTGATAATGCGGCCGTCCAGGATCTGATTCTGGCCGCCGAGAATGTCCCTGAAATCAAAAAATACGATATGCCGGCGCTCTGGAAATTCACCAGTGCCAATAAAAAAGTCTTCCCGGAAGGGAAACGGCATGAGCTCGGCAAGCGTATCCAGTTTGCAAAGCTGTGGTTTGCCACTAACGCGATCGACCGCGGTATTCTCACCAGGGAATGGGCTGCCGGTAACTGCATCTCTTCAGTTATGAAAACTGATGCAGGAACTAATGCTGGCGGCGGTAATAAAACCGATCGCAATCCTTCATACACCCATACCCTTGATACGCTCGATGTAGAAATAGCCCTGGCCACAATGCCGATGGATTTCGATATCTACAATTTCCCGGCATCTATTCACCGCCGGGCCAAAGAGATCGTCCAGAAGAAAGAAAGTCCGTTCAAGGAATGGTCGGCAGCGCTGCGCAAGGTCGCAGGCATCTTGGATTATTCCCGCGCAGCGATTTTTGCCCTTATCCGTGGCGCCACCAGCGATATTCACCATTTCCCTGTAAGCCTGCAGACCTATATCAATGCGAACCTGACCGAGCATAAGCATGACGTCCCTTCTGCTGAGACGCTTGAAAAAGCCGGTCATGTTTCATCTGCCGCCGTCACTCTGGACGCTGTGAAAAAGGCTATCGATGGAGATGAAGGTGTGCCTGACCTGGAAACTCTCCCAACTGACTTTCAGGTAATTGGCACCGAACTTGTGAAAGAAGCTCAAAAGAAACGACCTGACGCTAATCAGGTTCTGGCCGCCGAACGTGGCGAATATGTCGAAGGTATCAGTGACCCCACGGATCCGAAGTGGATAACCGAAGACCTGACCAAGCCCAAACAGCCTGAAGTTTCAAACATGGGCAATGGTGTTTTTTCGATTGATGGTCTGATGGATAGCCAGACATCACCAGCACCAGCACCAGCACCAGCACTTTCTATCGTGGACCAGGCGCGCCAGCGCGCTGCAGAAGAAAAATTACATCCAGCTAATTCCGGGGAAACCACCAGCAATGTGCAGATGGAAACGGCTCAGCCGGTCGAAGACGAAAATGATAATGCGGTATCAGCAGACGAAGGCGCTGATGAGCCTCCTGCGCAAACATCTGCCGTGAACATGAGCAAAATACTGGCTGAACGCTGCCCGGATCTTACCGCCGAAGTGCTGAAAAGCCAGGTTTCCGAGAGTGCTCATAGCGATGAAGAGGAAGAGGCTGAACAAGCAGCGCCAGCATGGCCGGAGTATTTCGAGCCTGGTCGATATGAAGGCGTGCCAAATGAGGTCTACCACGCCGCTAACGGCATCAGCTCCACGATGGTTAAAGATGCCCGGGTATCGCTGATGTATTTCGAGGCGCGCCACGTATCCAAAACCATCCAGAAGGTACGCTCCCCTGTTCTGGATATGGGAAATCTGGTGCATGCACTGGCGCTGCAGCCTGATCAGCTGGAAAAAGAATTCAGCATCGAGCCGGAAATCCCGGAAGGCGCTTTCACCACGACTGCGACGATCCGCGCGTTTATCGACGAATACAACAACGGGCTTCCGGTTTTGCTCAGCGCAGATGACATCAAGAGATTCCTGGAGGAATACAACGCGACCCTGCCCGCCCAGGTTCCTTTGGGTACATCAGTTGAAGAAACCGGCCAGGGTTATATGTCTTTGCCTGCTGAGTTCCAGCGCATTGAAGACGGTCAAAAGCAAACCGCTACCGCAATGAAGGCCTGCATCAAAGAATACAACGCCACCCTGCCCGCGCCGGTTAAAACCAGCGGCAGCCGCGATGCATTGCTGGAACAGCTGGCAATCATTAATCCTGACCTGGTCGCGCAAGAAGCCCAGAAGGAGCAGCCGCTGAAAGTGTCGGGAACCAAAGTGGACCTGATGCAGGTCGTGAAATCCGTTAATCCTGACGCGGTATTCTCCGACGAACTACTGGATGCCTGGCGCGAGAACCCGGAAGGAAAAGTGCTGGTTACCCGTCAGCAGCTTAGTACTGCTCTGGCCATTCAGAAAGCACTCCTGAATCACCCGACCGCCGGGAAGCTACTGACCCACCCGAGCCGCGCTGTCGAGGTGAGCTATTTCGGTATTGATGAAGAAACCGGGCTGGAAATCCGCGTGCGTCCTGACCTTGAGATAGACATGGGCGGCCTGCGCATCGGTGCAGACCTGAAAACCATCAGCATGTGGAACATCAAGCAGGAAGGCATACGCGCGAAACTGCACCGGGAAATCATCGAGCGCGATTACCACCTGAGCGCGGCTATGTACTGCGAAACCGCAGCCCTTGATCAGTTCTTCTGGATATTCGTCAACAAAGACGAGAACTACCACTGGATCGCCATCATCGAGGCATCCGAAGAACTGCTGGAACTCGGCATGCTGGAATACCGCAAAGCTATGCGCGCGATCGCGAACGGTTTCGACACTGGCGAATGGCCGGCGCCAATTACTGAGGATTACGCCGAAGAACTCAACGATTTTGATGTGCGCCGTCTCGAAGCGCTGCGCGTACAGGCATAAGGGGAAACTGTCATGGAAAATACCAACATTGTCACTGCTGAACAGCAGGCACCAAACACAATCTCTGCGAGTAACGCCATCTTTAACGTACAGGCACTCGGCCAGCTAACGGCATTTGCAAACCTGATGGCAGATTCTCAGGTGACGGTACCAGCACACCTCGCGGGTAAACCAGCCGATTGCATGGCGATAGTTATGCAGGCGATGCAATGGGGCATGAATCCCTACGCAGTAGCGCAAAAAACGCATCTGGTAAACGGTGTGCTTGGGTATGAAGCCCAGTTAGTCAATGCGGTAATCGCCAGCTCAAGCGCCATTCATGGCCGCTTTCACTATCGTTACGGCGGCGACTGGGAGCGCTGCACCAGGACTCAAGAGGTCACCCGGGAGAAGCACGGCAAAAACGGGAAATACAATGTCACCGAGCGTGTACGAGGCTGGACAGATGAGGACGAAATCGGGTTATTCGTGCAGGTCGGCGCGATTCTGCGCGGTGAATCAGAAATCACCTGGGGGGAGCCACTTTATCTCTCTGGAGTCGTCACACGTAATTCTCCTTTGTGGGTTTCAAACCCGAAACAGCAAATCGCTTATCTGGGCGTCAAATACTGGGCGCGGCTGTATTGCCCGGAAGTCATCCTGGGTGTTTACAGCCCGGATGAAGTTGAACAAAGGACCGAGCGAGAAATAAACCCGACGCCGGCGCAAAGAATGTCTGTGGCAGAGATCACCAGCGGAACAGACATCACCACCAGCGCGCAGGATTCAGCTCTCAATATTGATTCCCTGGCAGATGATTTCCGTGACCGCATTGAGCGCGCCGAATCGGTCGATGCAGCAAAAGCAATCAGGGCGGATCTGGATAAAGAGAAAGCTGTGCTGGGCACTGTTCTCTTCACCGAGCTGAAAGGTAAAGCCGTGCAGCGTTATTTCATGGTTGACGCCAGAAACAAAGTTGAGGCCGCGATCAACTCTCTACCTAATCCCGGAGAACCGGAAGCCGTCGAACTGTTCGCTAAAGCTGAAGGCATTCTCAACGGCGCGAAACGCCACCTCGGTGATGAACTGTATGACCAGTTCCGCATCACCCTGGACGACATGAAACCGGAATACGTGTGCTAAGGGAGGCGGGAGGGTCCGCCCTCCCGGTAACAACATGAGTAAATCACTAAACGCACGTTGCATCCGTCGCTGGGAAGTTGAGTTCAAAGGGCGCTGCGATTCGAAATACAGCCCCTACTGGCACAAGCGTGATCTCCGCGGTTACATCCGTGAGGCGGCACTGACTACGGCGTATTGCATGGTTGAAAGCTTGGCCTACAACAACGCAATGCATGATTTTTTCGCTGATGTAGGTGACAGGATTGGCTGGTCGCCAGATTTCTCAGCATGGTACGACGGGCGCCGGAAGCATTATCTCAAAGAAGCTCGCGACTACCTGAATGAAGAAGTTACCAACGACGAGATCGATGAGGAAATTCAGAACGAGCTGGAGGCATGGAATGACTGATATTACTGATACCGGGTCATTGATTGAAACTGGCGCGCTGTTTGTCTCCAACCATTCTGGAGGCAAAGACAGCCAGGCGATGCTCATCAATCTGCTTGAGGTCATCCCGCCGAAGCAGCTTGTCGTCGTACATGCGTCGCTTGGCGCGATGGAATGGCCAGGAGCGCTGGAGCTGGCCCAGAAGCAGGCAGAGGCCGCAGGCATACCGTTCATCGTCGCCCGTTCACACAAGACCCTGCTGGAGATGGTAGAGCGTCGATTTGAGAACCGCCCAGAGGTGCCAAGCTGGCCGTCAGCCAGCACCCGTCAATGCACAAGTGATCTGAAACGCGGCCCCATCCAGCGCGAGGTTCGCCGGTATGCAAAAGCCAACGGGTTTAGAACCATCGTTAATTGCCTTGGCCTGCGTGCTCAGGAGTCACCGGGGCGAGCCAAGCGGCAGGTGTTCAGCAAAATGGGGATCAGCAACTCGGTTAACACCTGGTACGAATGGCTTCCGATCCATGAGTTGCTTACCGAAGAAGTGTTCGCCGTCATTCGACTGGCTGGGCAAGAGCCGCATTACGCCTATGCCCTTGGCAATGAGCGCCTCAGCTGCGTGTTCTGCATCATGGCGAGCCGTAACGACCTGAAGAATGGCGCAACTCATCATCCTAAGTTGTTGGAACAATATGCGAAGCTGGAGACCCGCACCGGCTACACCATGCACATGAATAGGATCCCGATTAAGGAGCTTGCAGCATGAGTCTTAAACATCGATTACCTGAGCTGGAAGCCAGCATCGACCCAGCAGCATTGCGTGCAGCCGCCGACGAATATTCGGATCTGCTTCTGACTTTGTGCTTGTGCATGAAGACGGCCGGCCCCACCCGGGCGAACGTGCGTGCCTGCGCCACCGAGCTTAAAAAACGCCTGACAACCTGGCGCAGCCAGAAAGAACTTAATGCAATCCTGTCCGGTTGGGATCCCGTTGGCTATGTTCTCGGCCTCCGCCGGGACGCGAACAACAACGCGCGCGCAGCTGGCGATCCAGTTGATGTTTTTGTGTGAGGTGAATATGCGACTGATTAACCGAAGCAAACAATCACCGCTGGGCCGCCAGGCCTGTGATGCGGCACTGGCTAAGCATGTTGAACGTTACGGCGATTACGGACGCAGCCAGATGAAAGAGACGTATACGGTGCAGATTGAAGGAGTAAAGGTCTGGGTGGAGGTGGTGAACCGTAAAGCGAGTTACGTGGCCACGGCTATGACCGGCATGCGCCGGTTGAGAGCCCTCCCCGGGCAGGTCGCCTGATAACGAATTATCAATCCACTACGGCGCGCATGCTTATACTCGGCATGTCGCCAGAGAGGTTTATATGGCGCAGATCATTTTTAATGAAGAGTGGATGGTTGAAAAGGCTCTGATGGCACGAACTGGCCTTGGAGCCCGGCAGATTGAAAGTTACCGACAAGGAGCCTGGATAGAAGGCGTTCACTTCAAAAGAGTTTCCCCTTCTGGCGAAAAAACTTTGCGCGGGACTACCTGGTACAACTATCCGGAAATTAATAAATTTATCCGGGATTCGTAAATGGCAACACTACCTACAGGCGTAGAGATTCGTGGTAACAGAATATGCGTCTGGTTTATGTATAAAGGTAAGCGCTGCCGCGAAGTGTTAAAGGGGTGGATTGTAAGCCCCGCAAACATAAAAAAAGCTGGTAATTTAAGAGCGGTAATTACCAGCGAAATAAACATGGGGGAATTTGATTATGGGCGTCGATTCCCCTCATCCAAAAAGGCAGTAGCGATTAACACCACGTTACAGGTGAGCACATTTCATGAACTGTGTGAACTATGGCTTAAAATTAAAGAAACTGAAATCAGCGCCAATACTCTAAAGAAAACAAAATCCCAGGTTGATACAATAATAAAAATCATGAACGGAAACACTATGCTCACTGCTATTGGATATAGTGACATTCTTAATTGTAGAAACGAATTGCTAACAGGAGAAACCTTCTATTCAAAAAACAAGCGTAAAAATAAAAAAGGCAGAACAGTATCGACTGTCAACAATTATGTTTCTTTGCTGTGCTCTATCCTGAATTTTGCGTACATGTCGGATTTTATCCAACATAAACCATTTGAGAGCGTAAAAGGCCTGCGTAAAACAAGGGTTAAGCCTGACCCACTTACAAGAGAGGAATTTGCAGCCCTCATGGCAAGTGAACGAGGCCAAAGCCAGAACATGTGGAAATTCGCCGTCTATTCTGGTGTGCGGCATGGTGAGCTGGCGGCTCTGGCATGGGAAGATGTCGATCTGGATAAGGGCGTGATACACGTTTGCCGGAATCTGACAGCAAACGGCATGTTCGGCCCACCAAAAACAGCGGCAGGAAACCGGACGATACAATTGCTCGGCCCTGCCCTGGACGCGCTGAAAGCGCAGCATGAACTGACAGCTGGACATCCGGTATCCACTATCACGTTTCACCACAGGGAATACGGCTCAAGCGAGGAACAGAATTTGCGATTTGTTTTCATGCCGCGGAGACGGAAAGGCGAGCAAAAACCCTGCTATTCGCACAGCAGCATAGGCAGCAGATGGGAAGCTGCAGTAAAACGCGCTGGCATTCGCCGCAGGAATCCGTACCATACGCGGCATACTTTTGCCTGCTGGCTCCTGACGGCTGGCGCAAACCCGTCTTTTATAGCCAATCAGATGGGGCATGAAAACGCGCAAATGGTGTACGACGTTTATAGTACATGGATAGAAGAAATGAACGGCGACCAGGTTTCTATGTTGAATTCCCGGCTTGGGCTTTAA